CGGTTTAAGGGGTAAGGCAATGCCAAGCCCCATAAACCGAGAAAGGAAAACCACCATGAAGATTTCAAAAATCACGATTAAGAGTCTTTTCGGAATCAAGGAATGGAGCGGAGACGGTAAGAATATTGAACTTGTCGGAGACAACGGAACCGGCAAAACATCCGTTATTGATGCAATCAGATATGCCCTTACCAACGCATCAGACCGTGAGTACATTATCAAAAACGGAGAGACAGAGGGAGAGATTTTCATTGAGACAGATAGTGGTCTCTCCATAGACAGAAAACCGAGACAGGGAATGACGGATTATAAGTCTGTGAAGCAGAACGGCAATGTTGTTCCCAGTCCTGAAACATTCCTGAAAACCATATTCACTCCGTTGCAGCTTTCTCCTATGGAGTTCATCTCTATGGATAAGAAAACCCAAAATGCAACGATTCTGGATATGATTCAGTACGATTGGAACCTTGACACGATCAAAGAATGGTTCGGAGAACTGCCGCCGGATGTGAATTATGAACAGAACATTTTAGCGGTTCTGAATGACATTCAGGCAGAAAACGGTTACTACTTCATGCACAGACAGGATGTAAACCGGGACATTCGTGCTAAGAAAGCTGTTATTGCCGATATTGGAAGTTCTCTTCCTATCGACTATGACGGAGAGAGATGGGAGAAAGAAAACCTCTCAGAACTCTATACGGAGATTGAGAAGATCCGTAAAAACAATGAAACCATCGAAAAGGCAAAACGTCTCAGAGACAGCCACGATGGAAAAATCAGAAGTTTTCAGGCAGACAAGGAAGTGAAACTGGCCGCACTCGACAGAGAGATGGCTGCACAGGAGAAAAACATTGAGAGTGAACTGGCGAAGTTGAAGGAACAGATTAAAAATCTGGAAGAGAAGAAATCCGGTCTCTCAGGTGCAAAGGCTGACAAGGAAAAAGTTATCAGTGCTGAGTATGAAGCTGCCGTTTCCAAGTATGAGGCTGAGGAACAGTCATACGCAGAATACGCAGATATGGAAACCACACCTATTGATGATCTCATGGCAAAGGCCAACGAGACGGAGAAGATGAAAGGCCATATCAATGAATGGCGCAGAATGTTGTCTATTCAGGAGGAAGTAGCCACCTTGCAGAAAGAGTCCAATTCTCTGACAGAGAAGATTGAGCTGGCAAGAACTCTTCCGGGAACAATTCTGGAAACGGCAGAAATCCCGATTGAGGGATTATCCGTCAAGGACGGAATACCTCTTATCAATGGACTTCCGGTAAGTAATCTCTCTGAGGGAGAAAAATTGGATCTCTGCATTGATGTGGCAATTCAGAATCCGTCCGGCTTACAGATCATCCTTATTGATGGTACTGAGAAACTGTCTGAGGAAAACCGCACACGTCTCTATGAGAAGTGCAAAAAGAAAGGGTTGCAGTTCATAGCAACCAGAACCACAAGTAACAATGAATTAACAGTTATTGAACTGTAGGAGGAAACACTATGGCAGGAAAGAATGATAACTTTGACGCACTTATGGCAATGATGGCACTCAAACACATTATGGATGATACGAAAGATATTGAAATCCATCCATTCACTTGTGAAGTGACCGTAACGCCTACATCAGTCAGTTGCAGTTCTTCTGGAAATAAAGCATTTCTCGAAGATATTGACGGTGGAATGGAGTGGGCGGAGGAAACCAACAACCTCATCAAAGATATTATGTCTGAGCAGACGATAAAGTTCACTGATTTGATGAAAAAGAAATTTGGTTTCGATACCGTTAAAGTTAAGCCCGGCTCCGAAGATGGTTTTGCGGATTTCTTGAAGAACCTTTTCGGGGGGGGGGTACAGACGATAGCGAATAAAATAAATAATCTGCCTGCCATAGCCTTTTCTTGGTAGGCAGATTCATAAAAATACAAGGAGGTTATTTATGGCAACAAAAGACACAAATTATTTAGTTGCAGTTCATAAAGGACTGGACGAAAGCCTTGAAAAACAGGTTGCAGCTCTGCCGGAGAAATTCAACAAGCAGAGATTTTTACAGAACTGCATGACGGTTCTACAGGACGGACAAGCTGATTTCTCAAAATGCGAAGCACCGACCGTTGTGCGAACACTCTTAAAAGGAGCTTTCCTTGGTCTCGATTTCTTTAACGGAGAGTGTTACGCAATTCCTTACGGAAATCAGTGTCAGTTCCAGACTGATTACAAGGGAGAGATCAAGCTGTGCAAGAGATATTCGAGCAATCCTATTCAAGACATTTACGCAAAGGTAGTCCGTGAGGGAGATAAGTTTGAGGAAGTAATTGAAAACGGTAAGCAGTATGTCAATTTCAGACCTAAGACTTTTTCAAACGGAGAGATTATCGGTGCATTTGCGGTAGTCCTCTACAAAGACGGTTCCATGATGTACGACACCATGAGCAAAGAGGACATTGAACATACCAGACAGACATTCTCAAAGGCAGCAAACAGTAAGGCGTGGAAAGAAAGTTACGGAGAGATGTGTAAGAAAACAGTTCTCCGCCGACTGTGTAAGTTGATTGACCTCAACTTTGATACTGCAGAACAGTGCCAGGCATTTGAAGATGGATCTGCCTTTGATGTAAAGGAAAAACCAAAAGAGAAGTATCAGGCACAGGACATTTATCAGTCTCAGGATCAGAGTTCTCATAACGGAGATGAGGATTCTGATGGTGTGATTGACGGAACATTTAAGGAAGTAGATGAGTAACCTCATCGCACTTACCCCGGAGAATTACTACTCGCAGGAAGCCAATATGCAGTATGTGTCCGTATCTCAGTATAAGGACTTCAATGGAACAACCGGAAAGTTAGGTTGCGAGGCTTATGCGATGGCAAAACTCCGGGGAGAAGTAGAGGAAGTCTCCACCACTCCGTTATTGGTAGGTTCTTATGTGGATGCCTACTTTGAGGGGACACTTCCTACATTTTCCGCTCAGCACCCAGAAATCTTTTCATCCAGAGGTAAAACCGCCGGAGAATTGAAAGCCGAGTACAAACAGGCCTCTGCAATGATTGACAGGGCGGAAAAAGACAAAGTTTTTATGCAGTATATGGCCGGAGATAAACAGGTAATTATGACCGGGGAAATCAATGGCATACCGGTAAAAATCAAAATTGATAGTTGTGATGGAAAAAGGATCACTGACTTAAAAACCGTAAAATCTGTTACAGAAACTTTTTATGCAAAGGACCTGGGGCAGAGACTTAATTTCTGCGAATGGTGGGGATATGACCTCCAAGGGGCTGTTTATAGAGAAATATATAGGCAGAACACGGGTAAATTGTTACCGTTTTATATTTGTGCAATTAGCAAAGATAAGACTTCTCCAGGAAATATACCTCATCCGAGAATTAAGGTTATTGAAATTCCACCTATGGTTATGGATGAGAAACTGGCAGAGTTCCAAAGCAACATCATCAAGGTTCAACGCCTGAAAGATGGAGAAATTGAACCTCTGAGATGCGAGGTATGCGATTACTGTGCCGACACTGAGGTTTTGGATGGACCTATATCAATGGATATGCTTATGGGAGAGATTTAATGAGAGATTCAATTATTGTGGATATGAAATATGCGGATCTTGATATTATCAACGGTCAGTATGGGGTTGAGAGGCATCACTGCCTCGGAGGCCCCAACCGAAAAAAAGCAGATGAAGATGGTTTATGGGTTCCACTCACACCAGAACATCACAGAACGGGGAAGATAAGCGCACACCAGAGCACAGAAGTACAAAAACTGTTGCAGATAATAGCGCAGCTCTCCTACGAACTCAATGAGGTATCACAAGGACTTACCGTGGATGAAGCACGGAAAAAGTTCTTTGATAGATACAGAAAATTCTACATTTAGGAAAGGAAGTGATAAAAGTGGCAGAGAAACTTACATTGGCATCTATGTGTGCCGGAGGCGTTCAGGAAAGAATCGACAGAGCGTTGGCAAAGATTTCTGACAACATTCTCGATTTGAATACGGATGCCAAGAAGAAAAGAACTCTCGACATTAAGATTGTTCTCACTCCGTCAGAGGATGATAGAGAAGATGTTGCTGTTGAGGTTCAGACTTCCGTTAAGCTGGCTCCTGAGATGGGACTGAAAACTCAGTTGTTCATCAATAAGGATTTCAGAAGTGGTGTTACAACCCTTACTGAACATTCCAAAGGTGCGATCAAAGGACAGCTTACCTTGGACGATTGCGGTATGAGCATGAACCCGGAGGAAGTTGAGGAAGAAAATCCGGCAACAGCAGAGGAACTTGGTTGCGATCCTGAAACCGGAGAGGTTATTGAAAAACAGCCAGAGCATAAAACTGAACACAAGGTTATTAGCCTGAAAGCGGTTAATGATTAAAGGAGGACATAATGAATTTTGGAAAAGCAATAGAAGCGATGAAGTCTGGTAAGAAAGTTGCAAGGCAGGGATGGAACGGAAAGAACCAGTACATTGAACTTGCAACTAATATCAGCTATAAAAACGCCGGTGGCGATATTGTGAACTGCGAACACGATGCTATCGGAAACAAAGCAATCGCATTTGTCGGAACATCCGGCGTACAGATGGGATGGCTTGCATCTCAGGCTGATATGTTGGCTGAGGATTGGCAGATCGTACAGTAACAGGAGGAAGATATGTTAAAAGCAGCTATTGAGAAGATTCTTTCTCTCGATGCTCCCCATATTGAGGAAATTGAGGGAAGAACCTATGTAGACAAAGATATGACGCAGATCGGCAAGGAACTCAGAGCAACCAGTATCACAATGAGTAATCTGAGCAGCCTTGTGGATTTCATCAAAAAGAGTAAAGCAGATTTCAAGACCGGTCATTACATCGCCCAGGTGGTATCTCCTACTGAGGTTCGTCTGTTCTCCAGTTTGGATGCAGACCGCCAGAGAGAAACACTGGCAGTTGTCAAAGCAGAGATCCCGGAGTTTTCATTCGGTCAGTTCATCGGAAACGAAGAGTTTGTTATCGGTGTGCAGTCCAAGTTCTTAAATGAGGATGCTGAGGCAAATGATAAGCCAATCATCTTACAGTTTGCCGGAAATGTTAAGGCCGGCACTGTTGCAGAATACGGAGACACCGGAGTAGGACAGAAAGCGGCAATCAAGAAAGGCGTTGCCTCTCTGCAGGAAGTTGAAGTTCCGAGTCCTTGCCGTCTGATGCCGTACAGAACCTTTACAGAGGTTGCACAGCCTATGAGTAACTTTATTTTCAGAGTAAAGGACAATGATCGTTATGGCGTTACCTGTGCCTTATTTGAGGCAGATGGAGGCGCATGGAAGAATGAGGCGAAAGCCAACATCAAAGCGTATCTCGAAAAAGAACTTGCAGATGTATCAAACATCTTTGTGATTTCTTAAATAATCGTAACCCGTAAATATGTATCTGCAATTATCTCCTAAGATTGGTCTCTGAGGAAAATATGTCACGAAAGCCGCAGAATACACAAACGGTTTACCTCCTTTTAAGAAATTCGATTAGTTAAATGGTATAAACCCCTGACAAGGATCTTTTGTTAAATTACCCAGGAGCCGTCATTCCGGCGGCTCCACCCATTAAGCAGGAAAGGAGGGGTATAGATGCACAAGGTTGTTATCAAAGGGAACTATTACGGAAGAACCAGAACTTTGCCGGATCTTAACGATTATTTGCATGAATGTGCAAGGCATCCGCAGATGGGTGCAAAAATGAAAAGAGACTATCAGATGATCGTGTGTAATGCCATTAGAACGCAGTTGCCACGTCTAACTATAAATAATCCCATCATTATTCATTATCGGTTCTATGAGCCGGATAAGCAGCGAGACAAGGGCAATATATTCGCCTTTGCTGACAAAGTATTTGAGGACGCATTGCAGAAATGCGGAGTAATCAAAAATGACGGTTGGGGCGAGATTGATAACTTTACACATGACTTCTTTGTGGATAAGAAAAACCCAAGGATTGAGATTTTCCTTGAAGAGATAGAGAAAGGACCGTTCGATGGCTGAGAAAAAGTATTATTGGCTTAAATTGCCCCGGAATTTCTTCGGAAAGCACTATATCAAAATACTCAGAGCCAAGGAAAACGGAGAATTGTTGGTGCTTTTCTATATGTGGATGCTCACAGAAGCCATAGACCATGAGGGGAGGCTTAGATATTCCGAAGATATTCCGTATGACGAGGAAATGTTGGCGGAGGCATCCGGCTTTGCGTTACATATCGTTACACAAGCGTTACAACAATTTACAAAACTGCAATTAGTAATTACAGAAAGTGACGGAACACTATTTTTACCAAAATCTCTGAAAATGATTGGGTCTGAATCGGCATCCGCACAGAGGGTTAGGGAGTATCGGGAGAGAGAAAAAAACAAGACAAAACCCACTGAGACACCCGAAAACACTGAATGTAACGAACGTGTAACAGAGAGTAACGTTAATGTTCAAAAAGGTAACATAGAGAAAGAGTTAGAGAAAGAGTTAGAGAAAGAAAATAAAAAAGGGGGAAAGAGGGAAACTACCCAATCAATTTTTGAAAGGCTTCTCCCTGAGTACACCATCTCTGATGTAATGGCAGATAAACTTCGCGAATGGTTCAAGTATAAGACGGAACGGAAAGACGGATATAAGGAACAGGGCATGAAGTCGTTGTTAAAACAGGTTGCCAATAAGGTCTCTGTCTATGGAGATACTGCCGTATGCAATCTTATTGATGAATGTATGTCGAATGGATGGAAAGGCATTATTTGGGATAAATTGCAATCATCTTCTGCATACAGAAATAGCGGAGATCGCATTGGAAACAGAGTAAAGGATGTGGATGGCTGGTAATGGAAAGAGAAGAATTTAAGATTTTGGTAAAAGCTATGAAAGCTGTCTACGCACAGCCGACATTCATACCAGATAAAGACGCTTTCGATGTGTGGTATGGATTGTTACAAGATCTTCCGTATGAGCAGGCAAATTTGGCGATACAAAAGTACATGACGAGTGAACGTTTTCCACCAACCATCGCAGATATTCGCACTAAAGCAACGGAGATAATTGCTCCGGCGGAAGAAAGCATGAGCGAACTGCAGGCATGGGCGTTGGTACAGAGGGCGTTAAGGAACTCCGGTTATAACTCAGAAGAGGAATTTGCAAAACTGCCGGAGGCATGTCAGAGAGCCGTAGGGACAGCAGCAAACCTTAAAGAGTGGGCGTTGATGGACTCAGATCAGGTAGCAACCATTGAACAGTCGCACTTTATCAGGAACTATCGGACTTCGGTGCAGCGGATGAAAGAAGAGGCACGTCTGCCGGAGAATGTAAGGATGCTCATAGCCGATATGGGGAAGAAACACGCAGCACTTATGGAAAAGGCAGTAGACCCACAGATAGAAATGCAAAAAATTGAAGTGCCGGAGGAAAAGACCGAACCACCATCCGGTATGTCAAACGAAACCAGAAAGAGACTGGATGAAATGTATGAGAAGTTCGGTAGAAAATAGACGGAGGAAAGGGCAGCGCGCATAAATCCTGGGAACCTCTGAAATGAATTGAGAAAATTATCATACAAAGAGATGAGGGAAAGAGGATTGTGTCCGAAGTGCGGTAAGGAAAACCCAACGCCGGAAAGATCCATGTGTCCTGACTGTGCTGCAAGAAATTCTGAATTACGCAAGCAGAACCGAAAATACCATGAAAGGATTGGGATATGCACTCATTGTGGGAAAAATCCAGCAGAACCTAACAAAAAGCTATGTTATGAGTGTTTGGGCCAATTTCAAGATAGTTATTCGGAAAAAGGAAAAACCGATGAACAGAAAGAGAAAGATCGGCTGAGGAAAAGGCAGTTAAAACAGACACGCATCGAAAACGGACTATGCCCCAGATGCGGAAAACATCAATCACAGAATGGTGGTTTATGCCAGAGATGCAGGGCGTATCTGAAAAATTACAGAGACAAAAACCGATGCGATTTGTCACGTTCAGAGAGACCGGACTACGGCATTTGCTATATATGTGGCAAAAATCCAACAATGAAAGGGAAAAAGGTGTGTGATAAGTGTTATGAAACACGGCTGAGTACCTTACCGGCAATGTGGGAAAATGCGAATAATGACTACTTCCGGCAGCTTAATTATGCGAGATTTTGCATGATAAAAAATCAAAGAAAGGAGAAAACGAGTGGATCAGATTTCAATGTTTGATTTAATGTACCCAACATTTAAGACTGACAACCCAGTGCGATTGATAGAATTGTTTGCCGGGGTTGGTTCTCAGGCGATGGCACTTCGTAATCTTGGCGTACCGTTTGAACATTACCTTATGTCTGAATGGGAAATGCACGCCACGGCATCATACAAAGCTATTCACATGGCGGACGATGATACGGATTACAGTGCAGAAATGAGTTCTGAGGATGTTATACAGGCACTTACTCAGTTGGGAATATCCGTGGATGGAAAGAAACCTCTCACGGAAGAGCAGATAAGGAGTCATTCATACAGTGACGCATGGCGCAGAGAATGTTACAACAACATAAAAGCCACGCACAACCTTGTCAACATTTGCTCAATGAGGGGGGGTGATCTGGCAATAACGAATACTGACAGATACACCTACCTTATGACGTATTCGTTTCCATAAGACCTTGCCAGGACTTATCACTCGCCGGAAAGATGCGAGGAATGAAAAAAGGATCAGGAACACGTTCCGGGTTACTGTGGGAAGTTGAAAGACTTCTGAATGAGACAGAAAATCTTCCCCAGATACTTCTCATGGAGAATGTGCCACAGGTTATCAGCGCAGACAACATAGACGATTTTCATAGCTGGTGCAGCTTTCTTGAAAGCAAGGGATATAAGTGTTATACGCAGATCCTCAATGCAAAGGATTACGGAGTGGCACAGAACAGAGAGCGTTGTTTCATGGTATCTATTTTGGGAGATTATAATTACAAATTTCCGCAGCCGGTTCCACTGGATAAGACAATGAAAGATTATTTGGAGGACGAGGTAGACGAAAAGTATTACATCAACTCTGAAAAGGCACAGAAACTCATCAAGGACTTACGAGAGAGCGGTCAGTTAGACGGTATCTCAAAAACCGTTAGGGGGGGGGCAGAGGCTCAGTAGACCGGCATCATTGGGATGCGGTGTTACAGAAGTAGACAGCTCAGATGAGCCATGAGCCGGCCATTGATTGTGGCTCATACGGGAACAGGCGGAGAAAGAGGACGCATAATGTCCCCGGATGGCATATCAGTGGCATTGTCGGCAACGGATTATAAAGATCCACCGAAAGTTTTAGTGGAGGAAAAAGTAAATGGCAGACAGAATAATCGTAGTCGGCTCACTGAACCCGGAAAAAGAAGTCCAGGACAGGGTCCGAGTTTTATCGGGGGGGGGGTATTTGCCAAGCAATAAGGGCAACAGACTACAAAGATCCTCCGAAAGTGCTTGTGGAATCTACGACCCATACAATAAAGCATTGTACAAAATGATATGTCCTACCCTATTGGCGAGCGACTACAAACATTTGAAATATGTAATTGAGGAACTATGAAATGGCAAATAAGGTACGCTGCATACAACTGGGGAATATCGCCGTAGGAAAGAGTTGGGATAATCCTCAGAGCGGAAGAATTTATTCCGTAGACGGAATTGCCCCGACCTTAAACACTTGTGGGGGGGGGCAATTTGGAACCAAAGATATTAGAAATCAAGGAAAGGAAAGAAGATATTGCAGACCGGGATTAAGAGGTTAGGCAATATTCTCCCCACTTCCACGAGAGAGAACCCAAACCAAGGGCGAGTGTATGATACCGGCGGCATAGCTCCGGCGATTACGAGTGGGGGGGGGTACTGTACCTTGCATAATAACAGAGACGGAGGCGAAAACGTGGTTGAAAGAATCATTGTTGCAAGCAGAGGGCGAAACCCAAGCAATCCATCAGACAGAACCACAGGCGCACCAACGGAACAACGGTTAGAGCCAAACTCAGAGGGGTTGTGCAATACACTTACTTCCGTCCAAAAAGACAACTATGTTTTGGAGATAAGAGTAAATGAGGATTGACTTTGCGATATGCCGTTGCGTCAGAACTGAATACGGCAAAAGGATAAGAAAATTATACGAAAGCCACCAGATTTCAGAAAAAAGAGGCAATATGACTCAACTTGAAGCAAGAACTGATGGCATATCCAACACCCTCACAACTGTTCAAAAAGACAATCTGGTTTTAGAGATAAGGACGGTGGATGATGGATAAAGAGTATGTAGGTATCAGGCAGGCAACGGCAAAAGGCTACATAGAATGTGAGATAGGTGGTGTCGCGGATTTCTCTTATCCTACAAGTAAGATACGGAGAGGGAGGGTGCAGGGCGGCGGTCAGGTTTGCCCGACACTGACAGCACAGAGTATTGGCATTTGCCGGATAGAAAAATTTGATCGGGGGGGGGCAGAACAGTATGCAGCATAATGATATTTCAGAAGATAAGGAGATTGATGTGGCAAAAGTAGGACAGGTTTCCACAGATGGAAGTCAGTGCGGATCAGTTTATTCAGACAATGGCAACGCGCCGACACTGACTGCCGGAACACACGGAGATGCGAACTCAAAGGTATGTACGGAGTATCGCATACGAAAACTTACACCCAAAGAGTGTTGGAGACTGATGGATTTCTCAGATGAGGATTTCCATAAGGCGGAGAAAGTAAACAGTAACACTCAGCTTTACAAGCAGGCAGGAAACAGCATTGTAGTAAATGTTCTGGTGGCAATTTTAGGGCAGTTATTCTCTGGAAAAGAGGATGTGTATAAAAACTGTAAAGTAAAAGCAGAAAGGTAGGAAAGGATAATGCAGAAATTGAAACAAACAATCGTGAAAAGAAAATCACATACCATAGATGAGGGAACAATGGGATTTCACGATTATGTTGAAAAGAAAGAGGACTTTTCCGAGTTTGTTGGAAGAGTAACGGATGCCTGCGAGGCGGTTGATGGAAAATTCCTGAGTGTGTCATATCCGAGTGAGGATGTCGCAGTTATTCTTTACAAGTGGTCTGACGGATTACATTAAATTTTTTTGCAGAAAATGTTTAGTCAACCAAACAAAAATAATTTGAAAGGAGAAAATTCAGTATGTTTGGAAAAACAGAAAAGGAAAAACAGGAAGATAACAAGGAAGCAGGCGTTGAGTATGCGGACTATGAGATCTGCCGGAAAAGCAAGGTGGGAGAGTATTTACAGACCGGTCAGGAGTTTTTTGTCGCTGATATGAAAAAGAAAAAGATTTACAGCTCCAATGACCTGAGACTGAGAGAACTGTCTGAAAAACTGGATTTAGAGCACACATTCGTATTCAAAGAAGCAAATTATATGTAAATCACAAGGAGGACGTATGAACGAACATAAAAGCAGTGCCGGAAAAGGTGGTATGGGATTTTTAGGAGCATTACAGATCGTATTCATTGTTTTGAAACTTTGCAAGCTGATTAAGTGGTCGTGGCCGGTGGTTCTCATTCCTTTGTGGATTGAGATTGCATGGATTGTACTTGTCCTGCTTCTGGTACTTATCGTGAGCATCGCAAAAGCAAACAGAAAATAACAGGAGGCAGATATGACACAGAAACAGTTAAGAGACCTCAATACAATCGTGGAAACCTACGGTTCGGATAAACAGGAAGATATGGCAATCGAAGAGTGTTCGGAACTCATCAAAGCCATTCTGAAATTCCGCCGGAGCAACGCAAAGGATTCCGATTTGAGAGACGCGGTTATTGATGAAATCGCAGACGTACAGATCATGCTCACACAGCTTGGAATTATTTTCAACTGCGTGGAAGAGGTCAATGAGCGTATTGATTTCAAGATCGACCGCCAGATGGGTCGAATTAAGGAAAGAGAGGCAAAACGTGATGTTTGTTAAGTCTCAGGATGGAGCGGTAGTTCTGAACAACGACAAGGTAACAGAATACAGCACGGACAGCAAATATGATGGGCGGTACAAGGTTGCTGCCCTCGTAGGAGAAAACAGAGTAGTGATTGGCAGATACTCTACGAAAGAAAAATGCAGAATGGCGATTTCAATGCTTATGGACTGCTACACCATGAATTTGCTGTTTGAAAGAGGACAGGATGAAAACCCCAGAGACTTAGTATGTGAATATGTGGCAGATCAACCACTTGGAGTGTTCGAGATGCCACAGGAGGATGAGGTCTATGAGGATAGGACTGATTGACGTAGACGGACACAATTTTCCCAACATACCACTTATGAAACTGTCGGCATGGCATAAAAGCATAGGCGATTCCGTTGAGTGGTATAGCCCATTATTTTCTGGACACATGGATCGTGTGTATATGTCAAAGGTATTCAGTTTTACACCGGATTATGAACATTTTGTAGATGCAGATGAGGTTATACGCGGTGGTTCTGGGTATTGCATAGAAACAGTAGATGGGAGAGAGATTTACCACAAAGAAAGAGATTGCACGCTGCCGGAAGAGGTGGAACACATTTACCCGGACTACAATCTTTACCCTGAATTATGCAAAGATACGGCATACGGATTTCTTACAAGAGGTTGTCCAAGAGGCTGTAATTTCTGCCATGTTGAAGCAAAAGAGGGAAGATGTTCCCGTAAAGTTGCAGATTTGTCGGAATTTTGGAGAGGGCAGAAAAATATAGTGCTGTGCGATCCGAACCTCATAGCTTGCAAGGACTGGAAAGATTTATTGCAGCAGCTCATTGATAGCAAAGCAAAGGTAAACATCAACCAGGGAATAGACATTCGCATTATGACAGATGAAAAAGCGGAAATGATAAGACAGTTAAGAGTTGACAGTGTTCATTTTGCATGGGACCGGTACGAAGATAAAGAACTTATTGTACCAAAGTTCAAAATGTTCAAGGACATAACTGGATGGAAAGCCAGAAAAACAAGCGTGTTCGTTCTGACGAATTTCGACACAACAATCGAGCAGGACTTGGAACGGATATATACTCTAAGAGATATGGATTACGACCCGTATGTAATGGTATATGACAAACAACACACAAAGGGTGGAGACACCGTTAGATTACTTCAAAGGTATGTGAATAACAGAAAAATTTTCAAAACCATAAAACGGTTCGAGGACTACAATCCGCGAATGGGATAGGAGGACACTATGAACAAAGAATTTTATAGAGGCGAAATCTTCTATATCCGCAACGAGAGTGAATATAGCGGAAATGTACAGGGGGGGGGTAGACCTGCGGTAATCATAAGCAATGATATTGGCAACAATGCAGGCCCCATATTGGAAGTGGTTTACCTTACCACTCAGGAGAAGAAACCCTTACCGACACACGTTAAAATCAACAGCTCAAAATATCCGTCCACGGTGCTCTGTGAACAGATTGATACCGTGAATAAGGATAAGGTTGGGGATTACATAGGGCAGTGCTCTATGGCTGAAATGAAACGCATAGATGCGGCACTTGCAGTAAGCATTGGCATTGGAACCAACATCAAAGGAAATGAACTGGTAAAGAAATGGGCGGAAGCTGCAAATGAAGTTGAGAAGCCTGAGAAGAAAGAACCTGAGCCGGTTGTGGTAAAAGAAACCGTTCTGCCGGATGTGGAGACGCAGTTGGAAATTGCGAAGATTACGGCAGAAAGAGATGTCTACAAGAGACTTTATGAGGAACTTTTGGCTCAGAGATAGGAGGAAAGATGAAAAAGACAGCGAGAGTAATTATCACATCAAAGTGCGACCGGAAGTGTCCGGGGTGCTGCAACAGCAAATTGGATTACACATCATTGGCGAAAGTGATTGGCGGCATCACGGCATTAAAGAATTATGAGGAAGTTGTGATTACCGGCGGAGAACCTATGATAAATCCGGCACAGCTCTACACAGTCATTAAAATGCTCAGAAAGCAGAACAAGAGACAGAAAATCTATCTTTATACGGCTTGTCTGACAATGGACGATCATCCGGTAATTTTAAAACACTTGGATGGTATCACAGTAACAGTCCATGCAGAAGCCACAGATGAGGATATTCGTAATCTGAAATACATGAGTTCCAATCTCTACGATGAGGACTTGGATATGCGCCTGTTTATCGACAAGAGGGTGTACGACAGGTACGACTTATCTAATATCTGCATGAAAACATGGGATGTAGTGAGAAAACTGGAATGGAAAGAAAAGTGCGATCCGGCAGAAAACGAAGAACTGTTTTTGTGGAATCTTTATTAAGGAGGCTGCCATGGAAACTTATAGAGTTGTATCAATTACAGACAGAAAAGGCAATCCGAGAATTGAGGGCAGATACCCTCTCAGAGTAGGGAGAATGTGCAAGAAACCCACTCCAAGAAACGGAGATGCCATGATGATTGAATGGTTGGCTCAGCCGGATGGAACGCCGTATGTCGGCATGATTGTTACGAGTACGGTTATCGGATTCAAGACCGAGGATAGAGGAAAATACATCGAGGTAACAACCAGAAATTCAATCTACACATTTGAGAGAGTATGAGAGAAACAGAAACTTTTGAGTATATCCGCCGGAAGTACCAGGATAAGGAAGAAACATGGAGAAAAGTCACACAGCTTGTCAAGTTTGATGAGAATTTGGAAGTAAAGAGCGTGCATGACTTCAACATGGAGTGCTACATATCATCATTTGGCAGGCTCATACGGAATGGAATCCTCTGCAATATGGCATACGGAGATAAATACGATATTTCCAGTATGTTCACAGATACGGACGGGAACCAAGTACGGTTTAAGAGACACCAGATTGTTATGCAGACTTTCTTCATGGGAGACAGACGGCGGTATGACACCGTAGACCATATAAATAACATGGAAAGGTTTGATAACAGCATATACAACCTCAGATGGGCGGACAAGGGCGTACAGTGCGGAAACCGCAAGGACAAGCCAGGGAAACACAGAATGGTTATCTGCATAGGCGATGAGGAAGAAATCTTTTTCTCATGTCGGGAGGCGGAACGACTGTACAACCTACCGCCGAACTCGGTCGGTAAGGTATGCCGCGGAGAACTAGAATCCATATATGGTTATAGATTTGGATATTTATAAGGAGATCAGAGATGGAAAAAGATTGGATCGGAAATGGCAAGAGTATTTTTACAACTCTTGGTGCATCCAACCACACAGAGAAAGAAAGAGAGATTAACGACTACTATGCGACAGACCCTATCGCAGTAGACGCATTGTTACAGGGGGGGGCAGAGCTGAATCGTAAGATTTGGGAGTGCTCTGCAGGACAAGGACACTTATCAGAACGTCTCACAGAACTCGGTTATGAGGTCCGCAGTACGGATCTTATCGACAGAGGGTATGGAGAGGGTGGAATAGACTTCTTGCAGACAACAGAAATGTGGGATGGCGATATTCTTACCAATCCTCCATACAAGTATGCGAAAGAGTTTATTGAGCACGCAATGACGATCATACCAGACGGGAGAAAAGTGTTCATGTTCCTTAAATTACAGTTTTTGGAGGGAAAGGCTAGAGGCGAACTGTTTAAGAAATACCCTCCGAGATATGTATATGTGTCACGCAGCCGTATTCTGTGCGCCAAAAACGGAATGTTTGAGGAAAAGAAAGCCGGAGGCGGAAGCGCAGTTGCGTATGCGTGGTATGAGTTTCAGAAAGGTTATAAGGGAGTGAGCATTATTAAGTGGATAAATTAGATTTTGGTTACTACAACATGGACTGCATGGCCGGTATGAAACTTTTCCCTGATAAATACTTTGATGTGGCAATCGTAGATCCGCCATACGGAATCAATGCGCCGAACATGGCGATGGGAACCAATAAGAGCCGGACGAAGAACGGTTATCCATCCGAAAGCACCGCAAGCAGATTGAAACGGAGTGGACAGGTAAAGGAATGGGATAGCAAACCGCCAACGGAGGAATACTTCAAAGAATTGTTTCGCGTATCGAAAAATCAGATTATATGGGGCGGAAATTATTTCAATCTGCCACCAACAAAGTGCTTTGTTGTATGGGATAAGGTGCAGCCGTGGGATGCCTTTTCGCAAGCGGAGATTGCGTGGACTTCTTACAATCTCCCGGCAAAACTGTTCAGATACTCAAACACTGGAGGAACAAATTCAGAGAAGCGCATCCATCCAACCCAGAAACCGATAGCATTGTACGAATATCTAGTAGATGCTTTTAAGCTATCGGGGGGGGTGGTACTTGACACCCATGTAGGATCTGCGTCAAGCCTCATTGCATATCACAGAAACGGCGTGAGGTTTGTAGGGTTTGAGATAGACACCGAGATGTACGAGGTTTCAAATGCGAGACTGGAAAGAGAAAAAGCACAATTATCCCTATTCGATTTAGGGATGGAAAGGAATGGAGATGAGTAGTTTTGTACCGATTTATGCGGTTGATTTTGACGGAACACTCTGCGAAAGTAAGTGGCCCGGAATTGGCGCGCCGAACAAAAAACTGATACAGCATCTTATTCAACGCAGAACAGAGGGAGCAAAAGTGATCCTTTGGACTTGCAGAGTGGAAGAACATCTGAAAGAAGCGGTGGACTGGTGCAGTAAATTCGGATTAGAGTTCGATGCGGTCAATGATAATCTGCCGGAAAACGTTGAAAAATATGGTAACAATTCAAGAAAAGTGTATGCCACTTGCTATATTGACGATTTGGCTGTGGATAAAAGAAAATACGATCTTCCGTTTCATGCGGACGAAAAGATCGACTATTCAAAATTCGATAAATACCCTCTCGGAAGTGAGTGGATGTTAAAGACGGAATATGCAGAGCTTCCGGTGGTAGTAGAAGAGGTAAATGCTTTTCACGGGTATATCAGTGTAAGAAGCACGAGCGAAGAGGATAAATTTAGATATTTTAAGGTTCGCCGTGATATTGAATGGTTTTATGACAAATTATTTCCAAAGGAGTGATGCGTTTATGAAGAAAAAGAAAATCAATCCACAGGAATTTGACTGCGGATGTTGTGGAAATCAGATTTATAAGAGCCGCCTTAGAGACGAGGTAAAATGCTGTTATTGCGGTTATATCAACCATGTAGGGAAATACACAGGTAGGAGGAAGAGACTTGGATAAAACGAAAATAGAGTGGGCTGACAGCACATGGAATCCGATTACCGGCTGCCGTCATAAATGCCCTTATTGTTATGCCAGAGGCATTGCAAACCGCTTTGTATCACGGAAAGGATGCCATCTGGTAGAACCGGAGACGTACAAACTCGGAGACGATGGTTCTGAAACTTATGAGATAAATGAGCAACCGTATTATGTTGATGATGAGACCGGAAAACAATTCAGATGCGCCTATCCGCATGGATTTGTGCCGACAATCCACAGATACCGCATGGGAGAATACAGAGACAAAAAGAGGCAGAGAAATATCTTTGTCGGTTCAATGTCGGATGTGTTTGGAGAGTGGGTCCCTGATAGATGGATCAGGGAAGTGTTTAATGCTTGTGAGAAAGCTCCGCAGCATAATTACCTCTTCCTCACGAAGAATTCTGGAAGATATATGGAGCTGCATCATTACGGAGAATTACCACTCAGAGATAATATGTGGTACGGAACGACAGTCACAGATCCAGATACGGAGTATATGGGGCAGGACGGACACTATGAGTTCCATACGTTTTTGTCAGTAGAGCCTATACTGGCAGACTTCGGAGAACTGAGTGAGAAATCATACATCCCGGAGTGGATCATCGTAGGAGCGGAGACTGGCAGCAGAAAAGATAAAGTCATACCAAGACGAGAATGGATTGAAAATATTGTGGAGCAGTGCAGAAAGTACAACATACCGGTATTTATGAAACCGAGCCTCACGGACATTTGGGGCGAAGAACTCATTCAAGAGTTTCCGAAAGCTCTTATTCATGCCTGATTTATTCCAGAGCATTGATAAGAATATGCTTAAATCGCCGGTAGCGTACTGCAAAACACATAAAGGGTATCTATCAACGAAGCAAATGAAAGTCCATAAGTGCCTGCAGATAGGATGCACTGGACTGGAAAGGTTGGAACATCCCTACTGGGAGGAACGCCAACGGAAAAAGGATGAAGCAAAGAGGAAAAAGAAGCAACAGTAAATTGGTTCACGTTTCATTTGATGAAGTAGAGAGATTTGTTCCGAGAGTTCCGAAACAGATTTGCCCGAATGAGGATAACACCACTCCGAGGATATGCGTAGCACCTAACATATTGAGTGCAATCCAGGCGATGCCGCAAGGCGGAACAGTGGCGTACAACATGGCAAGAATCGGTGTGCCGGTTGTTATCCATGCGTATTACATAGAGAGTGATGCTATCCTCATGCCGGAGCAGATAGCGGATAAAGTGCCGGATGCTGTTGCCACGGGAGAAATGTGGGTTATGGCAGTTCCGGCAGCGGTCCGCCGGATAGACTATGAGATTGTTGATCCGTATGTGCCTATGAGGATTGATAGGAATGGCACGAGAGAACGATTTCTTGTATGGTACGGAGAATTGAAAAGGGTTCGGTATCAGGATAATTGGAGAAATCTATCTGCCAGAACAGCCAGAAATCAAAAGGCGGTAGAGTGGTTTATGGAAAATAAACCTGATATATCGTACAGAACATTTATGTCAAATATGGACGATGAACTATTGAAATCATTCCATGTGGAATTACAGGAGGTATGGGAGTGAACAAACAGAAGAAATTAGCAAAGCAGAACACGCCGTTGTATAAGAGAGTACCGACACTTAATCTGGTGGACTATTCAGATATAAAAGTGCCGCTAGTAGTGATATATGACAGCCCGAAAGACTTTCCGGGAAAAGTGGTGGCAAGAGTATGGGACGGAGAGAAGAATCGGCCAACGAATGTTTACTGCGAATATGAAAACCTTAAAAGATGCGAAGATGATGTAATGTCAGCCGGATTTATTTTTAAGTTCCCGAGGACACCGGAGGACGATGCGTGCATTGTTGAAACATACATGAGATAGGAGGATTGCAATGGCAAAGAAGAGAAGCTGCCGCAGAACAGTAAATGAAGATAAGGTACATGAAAAAGCGGTTAAAATCCGCAAAATGACAGATGAGCAGTTGGTACATTATGTTGAGGACAGAGTGGAGAAAGCCAGAAGTGAGGGATTTAATCAAGGTAAAAAATCCTCCGACGGAGCGGATATTAACAAGTTTCTCAAAGAGATTTCATCAATCAAAGGAATTGGAGACGTTACAATCTGCAAAATTGCGGATCATTTCAAAAGGGCAGGAAACAAGAATGAATAAGACGGCTTTACAGATGTTTGAGGAACGGAACGAAAAGGCGTGCTGCCTCAACTGTGAAAAAACTGATAGTCAAGCACACAAAGACAGGACACATAAATTTCTGCGGAGAGAGTGAGAAAATCATTCTGGATATGTTTCTTGATACCGGAACAAATTTCTCGGGATGCAAATATGCAAGAAAGGAGTCGGACAATGATAAAAACATGGTTCAAGGAGTATGAAAAGATCAAGGACAAGGCAGTTGTGGTATATCCGTATGAGTGGGATTATATGTCAGAGAAACAGCGGAATAAGATTCTTTCCAAGAAAACCGTTATTATGAGTGGAGAAAGCGGATATGCCTGTAAATATTATGAGATTATCGGAAACGTAAATAATCTGTCCGACCATGACTGTGCGATCATAGCAGACGGCGGAAACCTCTGTTTTGGTTACAGAATGGAGGGGCAGAAAATAGTGGTATACACGGATTAAGGAGGATATGTGATGATTACAGCAAAAGAATTAGCAGACAAGCTCAATGGAAGAGCATACGGAGACAGTTTTGACGATGTGAAACAGGAAGCAAAGGAAAGCGGCCTGGTTATTGTTTACGGCGCATCGGACGATCTCATGGAGTTTGATGGTGCAATCTATGATGAGGGCGGTTGCTTTGATGGAGGAAGAGTGTACTTTGACAGAGATGGTGTAGATCAGGAGGGAGAAGAACGTGCAAACTGGATAGATGCTGTCTGGTGTGATGGCATGAACAGGGACGGACTTCCGGCAGCATGGACTTACAAAACAGACATTCCTTGCGAACACTTTGACATCTGGGAAGATGGAGAGATTTATTGTGTAGGCCTTGTATTCTCAATCGAGGATCTGAAATGAAAACCGCTGAAACTGTAGCACTGGAAAAAGCAATCAGACGGGCCACAAGAAAAACCGGTGTATTTGGCTGCTATGAGGTAACAATCGGATTTTGCGGAAGAGAAAGAGTCGATTACATGACTTATGACACCAAGGGCATTTTCCGATGCTATGAGGTCAAAGTATCAAAAGCAGACTTCCATAGTGCAGCAGTCAAATCGTTTGTAGGCCATTACAACTATTATGTTCTCACAAGGGAATTATACAATCAGGTCAAGGAAGAAATACCGGACTGGATTGGTGTCTATATCGGAGATTACTGCGCTAAGAAAGCAAAGAAACAGGATTTATCTGGCAGAGAGTATAAAATGCGCCGTTCAGTCAATGGACGCAGTACAGAGGTATCTACTCTGTGGGTAGATATGCTCAAAGAGAGCATGATTCGTTCGTTGTATCGGGATTCTGATAAGCTGATACAGACGGAGGATGAGCAGTATATAAGCCGTCTCAGAAGTCAGATTGATAAGGCAAGGACTGAAAGGGACAGAGAATCCAAGAAGTACCTCAGATTATGGAAAACCGTAAGGAAAGAATTTGGCGATGAAAAGGCATGGGAACTCATAGAAAAGGCAGAGGAATAAAACCTCTGCCTTAAATCATTTTCTGCCATTTATGGCAATCACTACATCATCAAAACCAGAATCGGAGTAGCAAGTGCCCTCCTGAGAAAGAGTTGTACCGGGCTGCAATTCCTGGTTATCGTCCATGAAAGACAATTCACTGAAATTTACCATCTCCCCATCTTTTAGATACACTACATCCATCCACACGAAATCCGCAGGAGAGTCCCCGTTGTTCGTGACAGATGCAACAATGCCTGCATCGGTCGTGTTGTAATCAATCGAAAGATCATCATATACCGGAGAGAAGTCCTTTTCCTCATTTACGGACATCGTATAATCGAAGCTGCTTATTTTATCCCATTCATCGAATGTGGTCCATATCCCGGCAGTCTGACCGGGAGCAACAGCCTTTGTGCCGTCACTGGAAGAACCAACCATACCGCCGGAAGAATCGAGTGCGGTCACGTTCAAATCAATGCTGACAACCTTATCGGAATTGTTCGTAACATACATAACGTAATACATGAATGAATCATCAACCGTACATGAGTATTCCTTGGTTTCCATCATATCAGCAAGGTTCTCTTTTTGTTCGGTTTCGGCGGTGGTATCAACTGCGGTATTTCCACTCTTTGTTGCGGTGCTGTTTCCGCATCCGACCAATAGGACGGCAGATAACAGCAACACAGCTAAATATCTCATTTTCATAGGCATATCCTCCATGTTCAATGTTTAGTACATTATACATCAATGTATAAAATAACGCTACTTTATTCGCTTGCCTTGAAATTATAAACCGGTTTCAATACCGCAAGAATATCAACGGTATCTTTGATACAGTCCATGATTTCTTCAATCGGCTTGTATGCCATCGGAGCTTCATCTATGGTTTCCTCAGATACGGAAGTGGTGTAGATACCAGACATAGAAGTTGAGTAATCGTTCAAAGAGAGAGTTTCCTTTGCTTTGCTCCGGGACATAAGCCGACCGGCTCCATGCGGCGCAGAACAGTTCCAATCATCATTGCCCTTACCAGTTCCGAGAATACAGCCGTCACGCATATTGATAGGGATAAGTACCTTTTCTCCGAGTTTTGCAGAGATAGCGCCCTTGCGGACGATATTGGAATTGTGGTCTATATAGTTGTGGATGCACTCAAAGTAATCCGGCATATCGGCGTCAACTCCCCATCCCATGTGATTACAGATAATCTGTGCGATCATCACACGGTTGAAATATGCAAACTTCTGGCAGATACGCATATCATGTAAATACTGTTCACGATACTTTCCCTCTAAGTAGCACAGATCCTTTGGTAACTTCGGAGTAGTGGCACGGAAGTTTTTGTGCAGTTCTTTTATTGCACCCTCAATCTCGGATTTCCTTCCGGCAGCCTTGTATTCCTCAATGAGCTTATCCTGACGCTCATACAAATCGTCCTTACCGCACATCAATTCGTAGGCAAGATTCTGGTAATAGTCCGCCACCTGTTTTCCGAGGTTACGGCTACCGGTATGAATAACCAGATACTTATATCCATCCTCAGCAACATCAACCTCAATGAAATGGTTCCCACCGCCGAGAGTTCCGATAGAACGCTCAATACGCTTGGTGTCTCTCAATTCGCGGTAACAGTAGAGGTCTTGTAATTCGCCAAAACGCATAACTCTACCGTCATGCACATTTCTTCCACTAGGGACATAGGTACGAATGACATTATCCAATTTTTCAAAATCAATGTCTCCGTGTCCGATGCTCACGCAGAGCATACCACAGCCAATATCTACTCCGACAATGTTCGGGATAACCTTTTCTCCCAGGTCTGCCGTAAATCCGATTACACAGCCTTTACCGGCATGAACATCCGGCATAATGCGGACCTTGCAGTCCTTAAAGGCATCCTGAGACAGAAGAGTGTTGATCTGTTCAAGTGCTTCATCTTCAATGGTTTTTGCGTATACTTTCAAATTGCTCATAGTGTCCTCCTATACTTTGTATGTTTTATGATTTTCAGAGTTTCCGTTGTATTTTGTGAATGGGCGAACCCATACACGTTTGCCTGTTTTAGTGGTTCGGTAGAAGCCTCTCACACTTACCTGTTCCGTAGGCTTTGTATATTGCCGTTTTGCTCCCGGATGTGCCGGAATGGGACGGTTATCAATGCGATACGTTGTGATGAGCGGAGTTGTACCGCCGGAACGCTGTATGCGTTTCTTATGGCTACTGGAGATATGTTTCTCTTTCTGTTCAGTTTCCTCAATGCAGTTGCGGTAATGAGTGGCGAAGCACATGAGAGAGTGGAACTTCAATGCCTCTTTGTACGGCGTTCTGTCGGCAGCCAATATCATCTGAGCTGCCTTGCGTTTTTCCTTGCTTAAAGCAGCCGGAAAGATGAGTTCGCCTATCTTCTGAGACTTCGGATCATATCTGTAATTACAGACATACACACCGGCCATATACAGGTGCAACCGCGCAAACACACCCTCAGATTCATAATAGAATTTAATATCTTCCTCCGGCAGCTCAACCAATGCAGAGGGGATAGGGATGCGGAACTCTTCGGCATCTAACCAATCCTTATTTTGTTCGTACCAATCAATGATCTTTTCAACCTTTTCGTTTGTATCAATGATGATTTTATTGCAGTTTGTAATATCAATCATGCCTAAGACCTCCATTTCTTCAATGGTTCCTTATAGCATTTGTCTATTTGGACACGTTCTTATCAAGCGGCATCGTGCGCTCCGCCGGAGATACGCGAATGTCAGGAGATCCCACTATCCTTATCCGGTTTCGCATTAAAGCCGGAAAACCTGTCAACCAACAAAGGGATGGTGTATGCCGTTATCAACCCTCATACCGGCAGCAGTTTTCACATTAAAAACTGCCAGAAACCTGTTACACGACACTCAAATAGACAAATCTTATAAGGAACCATTACTATATATGCGCCTCATTTGGGGCGGTAAATAATATCAACGTGGGAATCTAATGCCTGTTCAATCTTTTCGTCCGTAACACCCAAGTAACGAGCCGTAACGGCGGCGGAACTGTGCTGATACAGGCGGCGGACCAGTTCAATGTCCTTTCCATTCTTGTAGTAAATCTCTGTTCCGAAGTATTTACGGAACGAATGGGTGGATATATCCTCATATCCAGGACCGAGCCAGTCGCAAACCTTTTTCAGATGCTTTTGCACTGCCCGGACACCGATAGGGAATATCAGATCATCGCCCTCAATGCCCTCAGAGTCCGCATATTCAAGGAGGAAGTTGTAGACCTGTTCCTGGACCTTGAAACGGCGAACCTTTCCGGTCTTATGCTCAACGATATTGAAAGCGTGGCCGGAGGGTGTCTTAATGAAAGAGGAACGCCGGAGGGAGAGTGTATCTCCAATACGCAATCCTACATTCGCCTCAATAACGAGGATCGTAGCAATCCGGGGATTAGGCTGTATGCAGTCTCCAATGCCCTCATATAAAGTTTTTATGATAGTCTCGTACTGTTCATGCGTGCAAGCTGTTGTTGTCTTTCCTGCCATTCTAACCATCCTCCTACTTACTGATTTTTCATCAAACCGGCAACGACATTGTTGATTGCCGTCTCAGATACAAACCCACCTTGCAACCTTACCGGGGAAAGAGAACCGTTAGGGAGAAAGAGCATATCGCCATGACCCATGAGCTTTTCGCCGCCGGCCATATCCAATGCGACCATAGAGTTTGTGACTGTACCAACACGGAGACAGATTTTTGTAGGCATATTCGCCTTAATCAATCCGGTAACAACCTTTGCAACCGGGTACTGTGTGGCAATTACAAGATGAATACCACAGGCACGGGCTTTTTGTGCGATTCTTACAATAGAACCCTCAACAGATTTACCGCCCATGCTCATAAGGTCTGATAACTCATCAATGAATACAATGTCTCTTCTCATCGGTCTATCTGCGAACTTCTGATTGTAGCTGTCAATGTCACGGCATCCGGCAGCGGCCAGAACGGAGTAACGGCGATCCATCTCAATACAGAGGTTCTTCAATAAATCAACTGCGCCATTCACTTCGGAAACGACTGTACAAGCTGCGAGGTTTTTATAATACTCAAACTCGGTAGCCTTTGGGTCAATAATGTATAAGTGCATCTGAACCGGGTCTTTCTTCATCAATAGGGAAAGAATAAGGTTGTGCAGCACGATTGATTTACCGGATCCGGTCATACCAGAAATAAGGATGTGGCACGCCTTGGCAATATCAATGTAATGCTTGGAACCATCAACCGCCATGCCGATTGCCATTGTAAAACCATCGGAGGACTGAAACTCATTATCAATAAGCATATCCCCCAGAAACACGGTTTCTGTACCGGTAGGAACCTCAATATACACATAGCCGCTGTCAAATCTCAATGAAGCATTACAATGTAAGGCTGCTTGAAATTCCTTTTCACGTCTCAATATGGACTGTACCTGAGTACCAGGAGCCGGTTCAATAACATACTGAGTGAGGCGTGGCCCCTGATTGATTTTTGCGAGGGTGGAGTGGAGGTGGAAAGAACTCAATACGCTCAATATGGTTTCTGCCTCTTCTTTTACTCCGTGAGATCCCCATGAGGTATGATAAGTCATATTTCCATCGACCGCCGGGAATACATACGGCTTTGTAAGAACATACGCCGGAGCGGTTGCGGCTGTCTGTCTCTGTGCGGACTCTTTCAGTCCGGCATTAAGGAGAGTACGGGCCTCATTATGTTTTCTATTTGCTGTCAATGTTTCCATACAGTTTATAAATACACTTTTCTTTCTCATGGTTCTCAATCCTTTCTTTACCGGATGCCGGTAGTACACAACTTTCTGTTTAATGCCTGTAATTCTTTGATATGTATGTCAATAGCTTTCTGCGATTCGGTGTCGCATACAAGGCGTTGCGCCTGCCCTGCGTTTTCTATCATTGTCAATACACTATCGCTCAATAATGTCTGTTCTCTATCTGTCAATGAAATAACTACCATGTTCATACCTCCTACCACATATCATTACTTGAATATGTATTCAAAAGGATCTCGTTGTCGGTTTCTGTTACATCCAGATAGTTGCCGGAGTCATCAATAATACTCAATGCCTTTTCCTTTGTTATTGGTCTTTTCTCTGCACCCCTATAAGCAAAGCCATACCGGAACATTAAAGGCTTTCCAGATACCTCGACAACTTCCTTTGCCTTTGTCCTGTCTAAAGTTCCATCGTAGAATGACATCTTTATCATAATTCCGCCTCCCATTCATCAAAATCAGGTAAGTATGCCTCCAATTCCTCATAGGTTACTTCTGGAAGTATGCTTGCAATAATCGCCCTTGCGGAGTTCTTCGTGTGACCGTGTTCCCTATATACATAGTCAATGAGATTTTTAATCAAATCATAAGTGAAATGATCTTCAATGCAGCCGGGAAATTGTTCTTTCAAATAGTTCATAAATACTTCTAATTTATCTTTGTTCATGTGTTACCTCCATATTACACGCTGTTACTCAATGTTACAATGTAACGGTTAAGCTAATATACTCTCAATTATCCGGCGGTTATTCGGTGTTACCTCTCCGCCGTAGTTGGAAACGGTCAGAATCAGGTCAATAGCCGTTCTCAATCCTCGAAGCTCGGCAGATACACGGCTGCGCTCATTGTGGTAATTCTTCAATGCCTCACGCTGAATAGGAAGCTCAATAGAAAGCTCAAAACGTGTGCGGCGTGGTGTGGATGGATTGTTATAGGTGCGATCCATTGCATCAATGGCAGCCATGCGACGATCCTCTTCAATGCTCATGCGTTTTTCTGTTGCTTCAAGGCTTGACACCTTGGCCTGCAGTAACTCAAAACTGCTCATACCGTTCTCAATTCTCAATGCTGTATTATTCATGGTTTCTTATCCTCCTAAACTCAATATGTTATGCTGCGACTACTTCATAATTTGCCGGGATCCTGGTTACTGGCATATAACGGCCGGATGATTGGCAGAACCAGAAAGGGCGTTTGAACTGATACGCCGCAGCGTGTTTCAATAGTTCAATGTTTTCCCCAGTGCGGAGAGTAAAGCGGATCACTGCACCGACAGGTAAATTTTTCAATGCGTGCGGATCTTTCTTTGCTTCAATGTTCTTTCTGCATCTCTCACGCCAGTTATTGGCATATTCTGAATCAGTAGGGGAGAGAAGAGAGAGAATAGAAGCCGGGCAATGATCTTCGCATGGTCCAGAGCTTTCCCCCATCGTCTTAACTCCAAAGTTGAAATAATCCCGGCTGTTGGTGTGCGTCAATGCAACGGCGGCGGCTGTCTCTGTCTCTCCGGTGCTCAATTCTGTTATTTTAATAGCTGCATAGTATGTACTTCCTACCATTGCGGAGCGCACAACCTCGGCTTTTCTGGTGTCGTTCTGCCATGTGTAAAGCTCGTCAATTTCTGCTTTCCGGTCAATAGCTCCGGTTCTGGTGTAGTGCGTAGCGTGTGTATAATCCCATCCCATAATTTTTTGATCCTCCATTTTCTCAATGTTTCAATATATCCGGCGGAGCCAGGGCGAATGATCCGCCATCGTCCGTCTTACTCTGCGCAATGGTCCAACTTGTCTTTTATATCCTCAATATCTGAATTGATACGTTCTATACTTGCGTAACGCTTATTATTTATTTTTTCTTTGAATGTCTCAAAGTAAGAAAGAGCATAAGAAAAATAATTCATCCTGTTAGACACACCACGCGCCGCGGTTGCGTCCTGACAATTCAAAACGGCGTTAGATAATAAAATTCTAGTTGCATCAATGCGTTTCTGCAGTTCGGCTATCTCGTTTGTATAGTCGGCGCTGTCTGCTTCTGCCTGTTTTCTTGCGTTTCTCAATCTTTCGGCTTTTTCCATAAGCTCAAGACGATGAGGGCGGAGAAGAAAACCACTTTTGTCGATAAAGTCCGCAAGCTCTGCGCTTCTTTTTTCGTTTCCGTAAAATGTGTTATATGGTTCATGTTTAAACTCTGCCCGGCTGCCGTCCATTGCTACCAGATCCAAGCGGGCCATATACTGACCGCCGCGCCCGTCTCCGTTTATGCGCGAATCTTTGAGGGTGTAGCGTGCCGAAAAATCAATATTTTTCTTTGGTGGTATCGTTGTATACTCTTTTTTCTGAGCGATAATATAAATTTTTTCGGTTTCACTTTTGCGCAGTTTCTCAAAGTCTCCAACACCGAAACAATAGTCAATATTAAGACCAGGCGCGGCGGCTCTATAATTCCAATAACTAACATCATCACGCCGAGAAGCCGAAAATTTATCTAATCTAAGCGTTACAAAATATAAATCCCGCAGACACCGCGAAGCGGTAGGAACCACGAAAACGGAAATTTTACACGCTGCCGGGTTTAGGTGTTCCGCTATTGCCTTTTTAACCGTGTTAGCGGTAAATTTTCCGGGTTGTTCTGTAATGAAATAAGGTTTTTCAAAGTCGAACCCCTCGACATCATGCAAAAACTGAAAAGCCTTTTTGTTGATAGATAAAAGATTTTTAATATATGTTTTTCTCATGGTTTAGGCCTCCTTTGCTGCTTCTCTGGCGGTTTCTTTAAGTGCGTACTGCTGAAATTCTCCAACGGTTTCAATATGCAAGAAGTCAGGAGAGAACCGGCGCACGGTGTAAGCTCTGCGGCTGCCGTCAAAATTGTTTTCACTGGTAACGAAACAACGATTTTTATATAAAGCGGATTCAATACGAGATCCCCAATATTTGAGGGTTTCACGGTCGAAGAAATGACCGCCGCCGGTTTTGTAAATGGCTTTCGCCTCTGATAATGTCATCATAATATATAAGCCTCCTATATTTTGAGAGGGAGCGCCCCGGAGGGCGCGCGCCTCGTTTCTATCGGTTTTATTTTGCGTGCTTCTTGATCTCTCTATAAAAGAGGCAAGCGGCTAATTTTTCGCTTTCCTGTTCGGTGTACTTTGCTTTCTCTGCGTCTGTCTGTTCTAACAAATCAGCAACCAGAGCGGCGGCATCTCTCAAAAAAATATCATCGCCTAAACTGGTAGCAGTTGGCAGACCCTGCAGCCAATCAGTAAATAAAGTTTGTTCGCTGATTCGTCCGGCTCTATACTGGCAGTCGAGGCCTTTTTCATTGTGCAAAGCCTCAATAATATCTTTACAAATTCCGTTGTAATCGGTGGACGGTGTGCGACCGTCAAAAGAAAAATATTCTTCATCATAAGAATCAATAACCATTTTCTTGATCTTCTCATTTACTGCCTTACAATTTGTTTTTAACATGTGCTTTCCCTCTCTTTTCTTGAATCCTCCGGGAAAGCCTGTTATAATAGGAGACAAGCCCCGGAGGGGTGGCGGCGGTCCGTGTTCGCTTGGTAGGTGTTGCGGATCCGCCTTTTTTAATTGGTTTAATAGTCGTTTGCGTCAGACTTGCAGACGGCGGCTTTTCGGGGGTTCGCCCGGGCCATTCCCTTTTATGCTGCGTGTATATGGTCAACTCGTTCCAGCCATCGCACCGGCTCAATAGTTCCGGCACGGTTCCCGCTTTCCCCTGGGAGCGTTGGGGGCGTTAATCATTGTATAAGTGGTAACTGCTTTCACTCAATGCCGGGCCGATTTTATACCGCTTTCCCGGTCTCGTGCGGTTTCAAGTTCGGCGGCGGTTGCGTGTGTTCGGTCTCATCTTAATAAGTGCCGGCTTTCCGTTGCCTTGGTCCGGGCGGCTGCCCTTGGTCCGGTCTGAAAACCGTTGATCTTTTGGGGTACACCGTGCGCCCCGTCTGCCTTGCTTGTTTGTTTTGGTGAACGTCCGGCGGTTCGTTTTGTTCCGTTGCGGTTCGTTCTTTATGTCTGTATTGTAAACCGCACGCTTTACAAAGTCAAGCGAAAACTTTACATTTTTTTGAGTTTGTGAAAAGTGTATAGCCGACTAAACAAAACAACGGCGGTTTATTGTGTAAATTGTACACTTTACAAAGTGCAGAAAAACCCCAGCGCAGTCTTTACCATGTAAACAGCGGACTTGACACGGGGCGCATATTCCTATATATTAAAGGGGTACAGAGAGAAAGGAGGGCGGAGCCGGTGCGGTTGAGTTTTGGCGAGAAAATGCGCGTTATAATGAAGCGGCGCGGGGTATCGGTGCAAGATCTGGCGGATCGCTTGGGAGTGTCCCGGCAGAATGTAAATCAGAGACTAAACGCGGATAGATTCACGCTTGACGATATGGAGAAATACGCCGCCGCCATTGGTTGCGGTATAGAGATAGAAATAATAGAACCGCCGGAGGGCGGAGCAGATCCACATATAAATAAATAGAGTTAGCCGAAAAAGTAGAATGTAGGGCACAGAGAGAAGCAGAAAGCAGCTTTTCCCGGTGCTCTTTTTATTTTGCCCGTGTGACAGATAGGACTACCACGGAGGGCACAGAAAGACAGGAGGCGGAGAGATGGCAGGAGAGAAGAAAGAAACGGCAACAAGGGACGAAAACGGAGTCAGAAAACAAAGCTATAAACGATTTAAACCGGGGCGAGACTATGAAGAAATAGAGACGGCGCAAGCTGTAGCCCTATGCGATATGATGCTAGACGGCTTTAAAAGATCTGCAGCGGATGCGGAGAGGGGGAAAGGGGGACGGCCTAGGAAGTTGGAAACGGTGGAAGAGTTCCGGGAAGTCGCAGAGCGATATATAAATTATATTAAGGATAGAGCGCTTGACGGTGTGCGTTTAGTGCCTGATATAGAGGGCTTTTGCGCTTTTGCCGGGATTTCTAGGGAAACTTTGAATAATTGGGAAACTGCCCGCCCTGGCGCGTATTCTGACACAATAAAAATATTTAAGAATACCATCGCAGCATACAAGAAACAGCTCGCTTTTAATGGAGAGATCCCGCCGATCGTGTTCGCTACTGATTTTAATAATAACCACGGTTACACGCAGGCCGCACAAAAGATAGATTTAAACGTAGGCAAACAGGCGCAGGAGTTACCAACCGCGGCGGACATTGTACAACGTTTACCAGTAGAAACAGGAGGCACAGACCCGGCAGAACTCCCGGACGATCTCGAAAACCTTTAAAAATGGGCGTTTTGCGGTTCGTTTTCTTTTACTTTTACGAACTCCGGCACGTTTCCGGCGGTTCTGGTGTAGCGATCCCGGGACAGGTCCGGCAGCTTATACCCTGGGGCGGGGGTGTAGGGTGGAGCGGATCAGGGGCAACTCACCCCTCTGAGTTCCCGAAAAATTAAAAAGCCACAAACCACCCCAATCGTAAAATGGCAAAAGACCCCAAAAGCGTAAACCACCCAATTTACAATGTAAGTATAAACACGGCATCCGAATAACAAAAGGAAAGTGAGAACTTTACAAAACCACAAAATCCAAAAATGGCGGATGCCTACCGGCATAGAAAGAGAGAAATATGGAACAGAACAAAGAAACAGCAACACAGAATAAGCAGAGAGAGGCGGAAGTATGCAGAGAGAAGAAGCAGACCGCATGGGACAAATGGAAAGAGGACACACTGCGGAAGTTCAACCGGACTGCATGACAGAGGCATACACCGTAGGGATCTCTGAAACGCATATCAGAAACAATGCAACGGTATTCCGAGTATGGCAGATGATAGAGCGCGGAGAACTTACCAGAGAAGAGGGATTGTACCTCATGGTAAATACGCTTGCGGATGAAAACCATCGTCTGAATCAAATGTGTAATGACCTCATAATGAGGATGCCGTCACGTCTGCTCGTAGAAACAATAACAGGCAAAAATTAAAAATCGGCGGAGGCTTACGCCTCATAAGAGGTAAAACCGGATGAGCAATGAAAACAGCAATTCCAAAAATTCCCCGGAAAATAAAAAGAGGTCTTGGCACAAGGAACCGTGGTATAAAAGGTTATTCGACAAGATTTTGGTATCGCATTTTCTTCCGTGCAAGCATGAGTGGGAAGTATTGGAAGTTCTCTGGACGCTACCTGGTTACAGCGGATTTAAGTACGAGGTATGCAAATGCGGGTGTAAGAAATGCGGAGAAATAAGCATTGAGCAATTATTAGTATGAGGTGTAGGGCATGGATAGACCGGTAGAAATCACAAGAAACTATGCAGAGTGCAAATTCTGTAACGATATTGCTGATATGTGCAATGAGATACCAGATTGTACTCACTGTGAGAATAGAAAAGGAACATGGATAGATACAATCACGAGCCTGCTTGGCACAAAAGCGGTTGTCGTTCTGGAAGATGGCAAAGTGGAGACATATCCACTGGATAGACTTAAAGTTATCACAAAGAGGGAGAGATAATGAAAATTATTGAAGAAATTGGCGAAGCTGCAATGTTGGAACAGCTTGCCGAGGAATGTACTGAACTGGCAAAGGCGGCTCTCAAAATGGCAAGGATTATCCGCAAAGAGAATCCGACACCGGTTACTGAGAAAGAAGCCATTGCCAATATCCGTGAGGAATATACGGATGTCGTGCAGTGCGCCGGAGAACTTTCGCTTACGGTAGATGAGGAACAGATGGCACGAAAACATGAGAGATGGGAGAAAAGAGTGAGGGATAGAGAATGATACCATTCAGACATTGCATAAGGGAACCACACGGATCAGCAGTGAAATTTGAGATACTGGCAGCAACAACGAATGAGTTTCAGGTACGTTACCCAGATTACGATTACATCAAAATGGGAGCCGGACCGTCAGTGCTGTATAACAGAGAACAATTACTGTGTTTCCTACTGGCGTATGATAAGGCGGAGTGTCTTGGATTTATGGAAAAACTGTATCATCACATGGGATGGCCTACTGAAAAGCTGCATGAGAATCCGGCGTTTGCCGAAGTGATAAAGGAGAAAGAGGCATGATAGCACGTTTCTTACAGAATATTGTCGTAAATGACATTGAGAAGAATATGGAAATGAATATTGATAAGGGCGAAGAACTTTTTGCCATCGACAGAGGAACCCATTATGAGCTGAGAAAGGCTGACGGATGGGGAACTATGGCTCCGAAAGAGTGCGAGGGAGAATATTATGAGATCATCAAAGAATAAAAATCCGTGTTTTGATTGCCTTGCATCAGAAAAAGAAAATGAGGAAGTGTGCAAGACCATACGGGCGATATTGAATAAGCACAATAGCGTACAAGTGGATCTGAACGATCCGGGCACCATAGGAACATTAACCATAGGGGATTGTACATTTAACGTTTATCTTGGAGGTACAACACTGAATAGGCTGTCACTTCTGCCGGACAAGGATGTATATAGGCGCGTATTCACACTGATAGAGGCGTAGGGGGATATGTATGAAAAATGAGACAAAACCACAGCTCTTTATCATGGATAAATGGCTCGGAGACCCCATACCGCTTGTAGAAATTAAGGAAATATCTGAGCCTACACTGGATGAAGAGTATGATATGCCGGATATTGCTCATCTGAAAGAGGGATTTGAAGTACCTTTTGAAGTGAAAATGAAGCAGTCTGCCATAAATAAGATATTCAGACCGTGTTTCGGCATAGAGACGTACAGAAATCTTGATAAGTGCGGTAAGTGCAATCTGAAAAATGACTGCGTGAAAGCCAAGATAGAGAACAATTTCAACGGAATTAGAGGGAAAACCTTTAATCATAAAAGAAAATAGGAGGATAAACACATGGGCGAGAAAGAAAAACATCCTTGGAAACCACCGGAATTAGCACCACCGATGCCGGATTTTGACGATTTTCCAATCAGTGCGTGGCTGAAAACACCACCGATACTGCCGAAAGGACTATGTCTGGACGAGAAAAACTATACGGCTACGGCTGTTTCGTCAAATGAGCGGCGGAACAGAATACGAATGATCGGTGTAGAGCCACCGCTGTTTACCACAAGACTGATGGAACATGAGCGGATGAAAGCATTGAACTTCAACCCAGAGGATTTGGAAGTGACGAGCGTAACTGAGAAGATAGGCAAGACCATGGATAAAGTATATGATGCACAGATTGGATTACTCCAGAAACAGGTCCGTGCAAGCTGCGGTATTCCGGGAGAGGTAATGTTTGGAGACATTTTTAAGGATTTAGGATTAAAGGAGGACAATATGGATAGAAGTTTAGCTGATAAGAAATTTAAGAAAGTAACAATCGAGTGTGAAGATGGTAGCACTTACGCAGGAAAGGTTGCTCATATTTGTGGCAGTCCTTACCGCTATAACAATCTGTGCGTTGAGGCAATGATCGAGGATAAACCTATTGCTGCATACGGAATTGAAAACGTAATATTCCAGAATCCGGCAACAATCGTGTTCTGGTCTGACGGCACAAAGACGGTCGTAAACTGCATGGATAATGTGGAAACCAAAAAGAAGATTGTGGACGGCAAGGAAGTAATCATTCGCAAACCTAGAAAGTGCGATACCTACTCCAAAGAGGCAGGACTGGCTATGGCTATTGTTAAGAAGTGGGCCGGTAACAACGGAAATTACAACAATATCTTCCGTAAATTCATTCCTGAGATGGCAGAGGAAGAAAAGGCTGCCAAGAAAGCCAAAAAGGAACAGAAAGCGGAGAAGTAGATATGACATTAAGAGAATTGGCAAAAGGCTATGACGGAGATGTGTTGATTAAAGCCTATGAGAATGAAAAATCAAAGATTCCTACGGCGATCATGCAGAGTTCGGTCACGGATGCAATAAAGGATGAGATATTGGATAGAGAGATTTACAGTTATGCAATGGCCTATCAGTCGTTGTTCACATCAAATCTAAGAGTGAATTTTGCAGCCGCACCGGAAGAAACGGAGGAAACCACATGAGAACCTATTTTTTTGACACAGAGTTTACCGGTCTACGTAAGGACACAACTCTTATCAGCATAGGAATTGTCTCTGACACCGGAGACAGATTTTACGCAGAACTGACGGACTATGATGAGAGTATGTGTGATGAATGGATCGAGAAGAATGTCCTCGATCATTTGATTTTGAGTGGCAATGCGGATTTAGAAGAAAGTATGGCAGCCGACAATAAAACAACGACTGTAATCGGCAGTAAGGCAGATGTTCGCCGTGAACTTATGGAATGGCTTGAAATGGATGTTAATTTTGACAGCGATTATGCTGCGGTATTCGTTTCAGATGTCTCACATTACGATATGGTGTTGCTGATTGACTTATTGGTAGGTAACGCTAAGATGTTGCCTAAGTTTATTACACCGGCTTGCCACGACATCAATCAGGACATTGCAACGATACTTGATATTTCAGAAAAGGCAGCTTTTGACATTTCGAGAGAACGGTTACTTACGGACAGAGGAATTGCTTTGCCGAAAGGTCAGAAACACAATGCACTCTACGATGCGGAGGTTATCAAGGCAATCTATGATGATTTCTATGTGGGGGGGGGGGTAATTAAGGAGGCCACGAATGGATAAGGGACAGATTTTATGCGATTACCGGACTGCGAAGAATCACAAAAAGCAGATCCCCATTCTGGCAGAACTTAATGCCTGCAGTAAAGAAGAGATCATTGATATTCTTACAGAGGGTGGCTACACACAGACATTCAATACCAACGGCGTTGATATATCCGTAAAACGGAAAGAGATTGAGGATAGATATGCCAATGGGGATGATGTAGCCACTCTTGCCATGGCATATCACATCTCAAAGAAAGCAATCAGGACATTACTCAATGTGCCCGTGACGGAGGACGATAAACCTATGGAAAATGAAAAGAATACACAAACGTGCAAAGAAACCATTAACAGACAGCATGAGGAATTGAATAAGGCAAACGATAAAATCATCTCTCTGACAAAACAGTTGGACGGAGAGAGAAATGAGAACACCGCCTTGAAAGAACAGATAGAGAGCATGGAAGCAGAGATAAGAGAACTGAAATCTCATGCGGAAGAAAACGAGGGATTTTACAACCGGTACCAGGATCAGTGTATCAAAATCAATCAGCTCAATACAACCATTGATGTTCTGATTGACAAGATCAATCTGTTAAAGGCGGTGTACGCATGAAAGATAACGGAATTGAGGTAAGAGTAGCTGACTACTGCGCTTTCTGCGGAGACTTTGAACCGGACGTTGAGAAAATAGATGCCTCTTGCGTAGCTGATAAAGTACCGAGAGTTCTGACAACGATCCGGTGCAAGGATGCCAAGAAGTGTGCGGTTATCTATGAGAGAGCAAAGGAGGCATTGCGTGAAAAATCAGAGATGGCACAGAGTAACATTTGAGACTTTGGAAAGGAAACCCATCAGGAGAACCGTTGAGGTGCTTAGCACGGACAGCGTTCATGCGTCTGCTCTGGTGTATTCTCAGTTTGGTGGCAGCAAGAAAATCAAGGTAAAATCTGCCAAGAAAGTAAAGGAGAGCGAATGATGGATAATTTAAACTTGAAACCGCGGTCCCCGGATGAAGTAAAAACCATGATGTGGACCGGGGAAAATAAGCGTGAAATGTTTGATATGCTTACTTGTGGCAAGAAAATTGACGATTACATGACTGCTAGCGGAGAAAACTTTTTCATAGATCATAGCACCGTAAAAGGTGGACTGGTTCTGATTACCAACATAGGAAATCAATGCGGATGCGAAATACCGGTAAAGATAGGGGACTATGTGTGTGGTCGCAGATATGGAGACAAATGGTGTTTTTCAGTTGCGGACGGTGCGGCTTTTGAGAACAACACTTGTGGAACTCTTGAGAAAAGAGAAGAAAAAGGAAAACCGATAGATGTATTCAAAAGTCAGGAACAGTTAGAAGAGTGTCTAAGAGAGTGGCAGCACAGATTATTCCTTGATGGGTGGTTGATACTGGCACATGTTAAAGATAAGATCATGAATCCTGACGGAGAAGAGGTAATTGACGCTGCCGGATATAACACATTCGTTTTTGAATCCAGTCAGGCAAACATCCAACTGCTCAGTGATGAAACCTACAAAGAGAACAATACACTGTTCAAACATTGCATGGAAAAGGATCTTGTGCATGAACTCCTGCATTGCAAGTATGATTGGATGGGATGTCAGGGTAGAACCTATGAGGGTGTGTATTTGGATGCAACCGAACACCAGAAGTTGGAAGAAATGGCGAAGAGTCTCATCATGGCAAAATACGGTGTGGACTACAACTATTTCATGTGAGGTGCGTTATGACAACGGTGGTAGTTTATAAGACCGGGACGAGAGAAGTCCTGGCGGCAATTCCGGTAGAGGGTGGCGATGCCGTTTGCCGGAATGATATTGATTTTCAGATTTACAACGGAACAGAACCAATTTTTACGGAAACTCCTGGAGGAATGGTTCTGGCAGAAAATAAATTTATGCTAAAGATGGAGGGCAAGAACAATGAAAAATAAAGGAACATGGATTATTGTCGGCATTGTAGCCGCATTTGTATTACTGATTGCAGGAATTTTCGTAACCACGAACAACAGAGCCATCTCGTTAGAGGAACAGGTTCTTACGGCGGATTCTGATGTGCAGACACAGGAGAAACGCAGAACCGATCTCATTTACAATCTGGCAGACTGCGTAAAGGAATACGATAAGCATGAGGCAGATACACTTCTAGCAGTTGTTGACGCAAGGAATAATGGCGGTGTGGATATTGAGAATGTCACAACTTCCATTGCTGCGGTTGCGGAGCAGTACCCGGAACTGAAATCGAATGAAAATTACAAAGAGCTTATGAATGAACTGTCTACGACTGAAAACCTGATTGCACAGTACAGACAGTCCTATAACAACGAAGTTCGGGCATACAAGAAATATGTGCGTAAATTCCCTCACAAACAGATTTTAGGAATGATGGGATATGAGGTTATCAATTATTCATATCTGGAATACAGCACAGAGGACAGGCAGCCGGTAAGCAATCTGTTTGGAGAATAAGCCTATGAGAAAATGGAGTACGATAATCTACTCCGGCAGTGGTTGGGATTTGACGGTGCGAGAACTCATGTTCAGCATCGTCATTATCCTTGTCATGCTCACGGGTGGATTTTTCATCAGCGAAAAGATTTCTTCCTCATGTGACAACAAAAATGAGGAATATTATCAAGCAATTAAGATCGATAATGATGCAGAACAGTTCCAGTACGGTATGAGAACCAACGTAGGAAATGCGTTCGTGAAAGGAACCCTATGTGTCGTGGATCCGGTTACTGATCCTGATATTGCCGGAGAGTATGCCTATATCGAAGTCCGGGAGGAACATTACAACCAACACACCAGACAGGTAGCACATACAACCACGGTAAATGGAAAATCTCACACATATTACACAACAGAAACATACTATTCGTGGGACTATTACGACAGTTGGGAGAAACACAGTGAAAAGGTATCATTCCTGGGCGTAGAGTTCCCATACGGCACAATATCAATGCCGGGAGACTATCATCTCGACACGCAGAAGAAATCAAGCCGTGTTCGGTATAAGTATTACGTCATAAACACCGCCTACGATGGCGTCATTTATACAGAACTGAAAGATAACACGATAAGCAACGGCAGCACGTTTATTCAGACAGACACATTAGACGGAGCGGTGGATTACATGGTAAGCAGCAGTACGGCGATGATAGTCGGATTCTGGATGTTATGGATTGTCGTTATAGGAGCTGCGGTGTATGGATTCTGCTATTTGGATAACAGGTGGTTGGAGGACGAGTGATGTTCATAGTAAATCAGGATAGAGACACTACAATCAATTTGAATAACGTAAAAGAAATATTCGTAAGTCAGGAACGAATATTTGCGGACAACACAGTGATTGGGAAGTATAAGACGGAAGAAAGGACAACTCAGGTTTACAATGAAATGCTGCAAATCTTATTCTCCCCATATATGATGTTGAAAAATGCAGAATTACCGCCGGATGCAATGAAAAACTTTGCAAATGGAAATGTGATTCTGCTGAAAAGTGCGGACAGAGAGCCTGACGTGAAGTTTTATGACAATGGATTATATTATATGCCGGAGGAATAGAGATGAAAGATTTGATTTTTGCACTTATATGGTTTGTGGTACTTGGAATTTATATCTTTGTGAGTTGGAAAGATGCAAAGTCCAACAACGATGTGAAAAAGGAAATCACACAGATGAATGAGCTGCTGTTGGAACAGAACTATCAGCTCAAAGAACAGAATAAGCATCTCAATATGGTTATTCTGAGTGTTTGCAGTAAGAGTGTACGAGATAGAAAAGACCAGGAGGAAAAACGTGAAAAAGCAACGGAAAGAGACACGCCTGAAAAGGAAACGCCTGAAAGCAGCGTATAACACAATCTTAGAAGAAAACCGCCGATTAAAAGGTTGGCAATCGGTGTATGGCAGAAAAGAGATTAGAACATTTGGAGAACGCAAAATACTCACAATATTTGAAGCAGGAAGTGACAATATGGGAGAAATCATAAAAGACAGAATGGCAGTTGAAATTGGCAGAGCACTTAAAGAAAATGGCGCAATTCAGTTTGAAACATACGATGATCCTATGAAATGTGGAATTATTGTGGATGCGAAAGTTAAAATCGTTATGCCGTAGGTATATTACAGAGCCGTGTAGAGCCGTGAGAAAGGATGAATTTTCATGGCTCAACTGTCGAACAGAGATATTATCATACGGCTTTTGAAAAGTGATCTGAGTGATTATGACAATCTCCTGTCTTTACTCGGAATGGCGAATGAAGTCCTCAGTGAAGATAAAGAACTGTCAAAGAAATTGGCGAATAAGGTTCGATTCCTTGCACTGAGGCTTTGTTCCACAGGAGATATAAAGTATTACAACCTCTATAATCAGGCTTTGTTATTCTTGGCACAGAAACATAAGGACTTCGATTCTTACTTGCTGTATGTTGAGAAAGACAGAGACCCGGAGGACAGATACTATCAGCCGAGAAGAAATAAGATTTACTGGCTTGTACAGAAGATGCAACGGCTCATTGATGATGAGCTGGATATTCTGTCAATATCAATGCCACCCGGAACCGGCAAGACCACTCTGGGAGAGTTCTTCATATCATTTGTGATGGGGCATTATCCGAACACACCAAACCTTATGTCCTCTCATTCTGGATTTATGACGAGAATGTTTTATGACGCAGTTCTCAACATTATTACCAGTAATGAGTATTGTTGGAGTGACGTGTTCCCGGATGTGATATTTGAGGGAAACAATGCAAAAGAGGAAACAATCAACCTTGGAAGATGGCAGCCTTTTAAGACGCTGACCTGCAGACCAATCAGAGGATCACTTACCGGTGTTACCCGATGTGAGGGATTTCTGTATGTGGACGATTTGGTTTCCGGTATTGAAGAGGCATTGTCGATTGACCGTCTGGACAAGCTGTACGGAGAGTACACGACAGACCTTAAATCCCGTAAAAAGAAAAAGGCAAAGGAAATCCACATTGCCACACGTTGGAGCGTCCACGATGTCATAGGACGGCTTGAAAGGATGTATGAGGGCAATCCAAGGGCAGAGTTCATTGCCGTGCCGGATATTGACCCTAAGACCGGAAAGAGCAACTTCGACTATGATTACGATGTCGGATTTGACGAGAAATACTTCCATGACATGGAGATGTCTATGGATGATGTTTCATACCGTTGTCTGTATAAGAGCGATCCTATTGAGAGAGAGGGTATTCTGTATCATCCGACAGAATTACAGAGATACCTCGGAGGACTGCCGGATAGAGAGCCGGATTCCATATTGGCAATCTGCGATACAAAGGACACGGGTACAGACTACAACTTCCTCGGAGTTTTCTATCAGTACGGAGACAGATATTATCTGGAAGATCTGGTATTCAAGAATATCGATCCGGGAACTTTGGACGAACTCAACTCAGATATGCTTGTGAAACATCATGTACAGCAGGCACAGTTTGAGAGCAACAAAGAGGGTAGCCGTACTGCCAATGAGGTAGAACGCCTTGTAAGAGAAAAGGGTGGCAGATGCCATATTACGAAGAAATACACAACCCAGAACAAAGAGACCAAGATCATCGTCAATTCTTCATGGGTTAAGGAACACGTCATATTCAAGGATATTACAGAATATGAGCCTAAGAGTGATTACGGTGCGATGATGTCATTCCTTTGCAGTTACACACAGCTTGGAAAGAATAAACACGATGATGCACCGGACGCATTGGCAATGTTCGCACAGTTTGTAGATGCTCTTCTCGGCGGAGAGGGACAGGTAATGAAGAGAAGCGAACTCGGAATATAGAGAAAGGGATAGCATGAGACAATACAGTTTCGCCACCAACCTAAAAAGAGAGAGACAGAATTTAGAGATTACACAGAAAGAACTTGCGGATGGGGTTCATGTTTCACAAAATACCGTGAGCGATTGGGAGTTATGCAAATGTTATCCTCCAATCGACAAGATATACGACATAGCGAATTTTATGAAAATTCCTGTAAGTAAGTTGCTTTCTGACATACAGGAGAATGGTTGTAAAGTCGAATAAACACTAGAAATTAAAATTTTTTGAAAAAATTGTTTATTCCACTTGACAAACAATGTTCAGTAGGCTATACTACGACCATACCAAGTGACACGGACATAAGTTAAGCGGAGTGAACACAAGGTATTTGGCATTAAAGTTTCTCCTAACCATTGCGGCACAGCAACAGTGCCGTAATATGGGAAGTAAGCTAACTCGGTAGAAGCGATGGACTGAAAATCCATAGGAGTTGGTTCGACACCAACACTTCCCACTTAGAATTATTGTTCCCCGACAGTAATTCCATATCAGAGGATTCCAACTTATGTAGATCCTCCGAAGCCTCACATGGAATCCCCAAGTGTGAGGTATGGACCATTAGCTCAGTTGGTTAGAGCATCCGGCTCATAACCGGACGGTCTGGGGTTCAAGTCCCTGATGGTCCACGCATGGCAATCCGGCACGAAACTATAAATATAGCCATGGCAGTGAAGCTACGCCGAGATACACCGGAGGAAGTAAGGCGGCTGAGTGCGGCGGTGCAGTGCAGAAACGGTATGACTACCGCATAACCGTGACGGCTACCAGAGGTAGCAGACAAGAGAGGATGCAAAAAGATGTATATTCCTGAATTTTGGTGCGGTGTTGCCGCAACGATAATCACAGAAGTAATAATTGCAATCGCATATTCCATATATGCAGACCACAAGAAAGGAGGCAAGAAGTAATGAACAAAGCTGAATTAGTACAGGCTATGGCTGATGAAGCCGGACTTTCTAAGAGTGATGCTGAAAAGGCACTCAACGCATTTGTGGAAGTTGTCGGCGGAGAACTCGGCAAGGGTGGAAAAGTACAGTTGGTTGGATTCGGTACGTTTGAAGTAACTGAGCGTGCTGCCAGAATCGGAAAGAATCCTCAGAACGGAAAAGAGATTACCATTCCGGCTTGCAAGGCACCTAAGTTCAAAGCAGGCAAGGCTCTGAAAGATGAAGTGAATCGCTAAATGATCGGAGCGAACTTGGTGTAGTGTGGTGGTTCGATTCCACCTGTGGGCGTAGCTCTTGCGATTAAGGTTCCTACCGCTTCTTTCCTAATGTTCTTGGCGATACAAAGAAAATTCCGGGCGAACGGCAACGATTGGTGGTGTTGCGGCGGACTGTAAATCCGTTCCCTCGTGGTAAACATTGGAGGTTCAATTCCTCTTTCGCCCATTTAGGTAGATTGCAACCTATCCACATTGAATGTTTTGGACGCGGACAGACTTTCTTTGCGGAGAACAGCAAGAACCTGGTTATGATTTTGGCGGTTGAATGGATCCTATCTTCCAGACAAAAAGCAACAACCGCACCGGTTCGGTTAGTCAAGCGGTCAAGACACTACCCTTTCACGGTGGAAACATGGGTTCAAATCCCATACCGAACACTTCGGTTGAATTACGCTGACTGTTTACAGTTGGTTTAGTATTCACTGATAATTAGTTTTGGTGAAAGCCGTGGGAAGCAATCGGAAAATAGGGAGATTGTAAAGCTCATTGACGAGGCTTATTTGAGCAGTCAGGGAAAGCCGACAGGACTTAAAATTGGAGAGCTTGCGTAAGTCACGCTAAAGACCACTGTTGCAACGGTGCCTACGATAGCATAACTGGAAATGCCACGGACACCATGCCGGGGAAAGTGGGGTTCAACTCCCCACCGTAGGACGAGCGGATTTCTTAACTGATTTTCTTAGTCCGGCTTTAACAGGAAAGAAAATTGGCGGTGGCGAGGTTCCGGTGATCACCAAGTGCTTTTACATTACCAAGAGTTTTCAAGAAAAACTCCGGTGCGGAAAATTTACTGCTTAGAGTGCATGAGCGTTACAGCGATTTAAGCGGCGGTGGAAACTTCCGAGAAAGACCTGATTACAGATGTGCGTGAGCCGTAACCAATCGAGCCGTCATGCTTAGTCAGGCGCAGAGGAATGTAGTAGAGGCGGAGAACTGCGATAACAACGTACATCCGAGGTAAGGCGATAAAGAGTTGGACTCGTCAAAGGTTCTTTGAGTATGTAGTCGGTGGATTATGAGAACCATGTGGAGGGGTGCAAGGTCCGAGAACCACATTAAAAAATGAAATACCTTTGTTGGCAACTGTCTTACACGTTGCATCGGTTCGGTAGTGGCAACCATCCAAGCTGCCGCCGGACTGCATTGGAGTATAGCTCAGATGGATAGAGCACAACACTACGGATGTTGGTTAGCGCAGGTTCGAGTCCTGTTACTCCAATAATGGCTTGTAGCTCAGTGGTAGAGCGTCTGACTGTTAATCAGAATGTCGTGGGTTCGATCCCCACCTTGCCAGTTGGAGACACTTGACTTACTCTTTCAAAGCACTCCATAAAAAGATTACGAAAGGGCGTTTACGACCGGCGGAAGAGGATCTCCGACTTGTACGTTACCAAGGGAAAACTACTCTGCCGTGTGTCCGGTTGGTCGAGGGTGCGGTCTTGAAAACCGTCTGGATGTAAAAGTCTCTGGGGTTCAAATCCCTAACACGGCGTGGCAAAGTAAAGGATACGTTCGATTCGTAGGTGTATGGGTTGCACATTCTCTATCCAAAAACCAATAGAGAAAGGAACGGTTCGATTCCGCGGTGTGAGGTCGCATTTTACTTTGTGGTTTTGGCTCTATGGTATAAAGGTTATTACGCCCGACTGTCTATCGGAAAATTTGGGTTCGATTCCCAATAGAGTCGTTATGGTGCATTGCCGTAATGGTAGCGGAGTGGCTTGCTAAGCCATCCGGCAGAAATGCCGTATAGGTTCGATTCCTATATGCACCGCTATGAAACCGTATTCCACCGGTGGAGGAGGTTTCAGAATTGGATAGTAGGCAGTAAAGGGTAACTGCAATATTAGTACGGTTGAGGAAAAGGTGCGTCCCGATGTGGCAACAGCGCAAAGTGCAGTGATTGGAATAAGCAGGAATGGCAGCCATCCACCTTTGATACGATAGGTTCAAAAATCCGTACGCACCAAACACATGAGGTAATCTGCGACTATCGTAATATTCCAGTGTAAGGTTCGATCCCTTACCTATCCAATATCCGGTCCGGAACGGAGAAAATAAAGCCGAAAGGCTCAGACAGAAAGGAAGAAACGAAATGATATTACAGATAGGCAAGAAAGGTTCAGACAATTTAATCCTTATGGAATCAAGAATTATCGAAAGTTTTTCAGTAGGAGATTTGAAGTCAAAGTTGATTGACACAAAGAATTGCAAAGATGCTGACGAAGAACTTTACGCGAGAAAAGAGAATTATAACCGCGTTGAGAATGAGATTAAAAAGGCCGGCTTTTGCAGAGACAACATTACTTGGTATCTCGGAGATCCTGCGTTAGAAGAAAACGATAATCTCGTAGTCGTAACAACTGATGATGAAAGCTATGTATTTAGCAGAATTGGTTGTGAGGACAAGGTTGTATTTATTCTGAACAATTCTGGAAAGACAATATCCAGAGTATTATAAAAAGCCGTCCTGACTTCGGACGCTAAACCAGTTGGGTTAGAGAGATTTCCCGAAAGATATTTTCTATCGGCATTGCCATTGGTCTCGGCAGAACCGCCAATGAGGGGCATTAAGCGGGTGTACGGAAATATTTAATCAAGTCCGCCGGTCACATACTGTCGTAGTTAGCACCGGTTAAGTGAGGGACGCAAGGAACGACATAGCGGAACTTACAAGGTAGCCTAGGGGCGAGGTTACATCATGGCGGAGTGGAGCAGTGGTAGCTTGTCGGGTTCATGCCCCGGAGGTCACAGGTTCAAATCCTGTCTCCGCAATCTTGCGTGGTAGTTCAATGGAGAGAACATTATGAGCGGTTGTCATGCTCCATGTGACACGGACAGCAATAATTCTTTTTTCGATGGTAACGAAGAGATGGGGGTTCGATTCCCTCCCACGCAACTGATACGGATTTCCGTATTAAAACTGAATATGGAGAGATGGCGGAACGGTAGACGCGGCAGTTATGTACAATACATCATGTTTGTGATGCTGACAGCAAATCTTACAGCTTGGGGCCTGCTTCATTGTTGGTTCAAATCCAACTCTCTCCAATCAAGGCGATGGCACAAACGTCCTTACAAATCAATAAGACGTGCCACATGGCGAGGTAGCTCAGATGGTAGAGCAATGATATGAATACGCAGATCATGTTAG